TGAGAACCCCAAACTGTATATTGGTAAGAGATCTCTCAAGAATGAATGTGCCATATATAAAAAACTTGGATATGAATATTTTTATCTGGGAGAAGATTCGGATTACAAATCAGAATTAGACGGTTATGAAGTATCGCAATTTTTTAAAGAATGGCAAAATTGATCGCAAATCTACCAACTAAGAAAGTGTGGGTGAGAAGAGAATATCTTCGTGACTTCAAAGATGGTCATGGAGAATTTGTAGAAGGTCTATGGGTATCTGCTAAGTCAATACAAGGAAGAGCATTCTACTTTGAGACCTATCTGCCTGAGTATGGTGCTATGTTTGATAAACTACCCATATCCGCATTTGTATCAAAACCAGAGAAACCAGATCCTGATATGGATCTAGTCAATCTTCAGTTTTGGAATTGTATGGATTATGACTTCACCGTAATTCAGAAGCAATTTGTTGCACCGATGGAATGGGAAGTAAGAACAAGACACTTTGGTAATATAAAAGGCACCTACATCTGTACTTTAGACAACTACCATGGTGATTTTGATCAGATCGATGCATCTACCAGCGAACTTCCTGATGAACATAAGTCATTTAATCTAATTGAATTGAGGAATGGTCAGTTTTGTTTATATCCAAACAACAGATGTCGCATCTATGATACCTCTATGACACCTGATCCAGTCAAAACACCTGACTTTAAGGTATCAACTCGCATCTTTCAAACTGAAAACGATGTTAATTGGGGTAGGTTAGGCGATTGTGATGATTATTTCTGGACAACACCCGATGAGAGACAAGAAAATTAAGCACGTTCGGAAGTGGATCCGCAATTTATCTAAAGTTAGACCAGAATTGGGAAATTTTTCACTATGCCCCTTCGCTTCAACGGCAAATTTTCTTATTGTCGAGCAAAAATTAGATGAAATTGTTCCATCTCCCGATTATGACGTTACAATTTACATTGTAGAGGATCATCATGATCCAAATTATCTCTATGATGCTGTGGATAACTATAATTTAAAGTATACAGACTATAAATTCCTTGCAGATCACAAAGATGAGGACACTTTTATCAATAAAGTTCAGTCAAATAATGAAAAATACAATTTAGTTTTGGTTCAACTAAGAAAAGATCTTCTAGAAGCAAGATTAAAACTTGCAAAAACTAATTATTACAACAATTATGATGAAGATTATCTAAAAGACGTTCTCGAAGATGATTATATTGTTGTAAAAAATGAAATAAATACAAATATCAAACCATAAAGAGGTTTTTATTAATGGGAAATTCTAAAACAGATTTAGGTGAAGACTTCATTGCAAGTGGTATGACCTTGATCACCGATCCTCGTTCAGATTTTTATCTGAAAGAGAATCAGAAGAAAAAATTATTGAAAGAAGTGGTAAATGATCCGGGTAAAGAGTGCGATACGGATAACCTTGATAAATAAGTCAAGAAAACTATACAGGACCAATGGCGCTTCCACGGGTTTCTAGAGCATTTAAAGACATCAGTCTATCTTTTGAACCACATCCCGTGACAAAAGATCTGCCAATATTGAAAAATGAATCTGCAATACGTAGATCCATTATGAATTTGGTACAAACGATTCCTGAAGAGAGATTCTTTGAACCTCTTTTAGGATCAGATGTACGTTCTAGTCTATTTGACTTCGTTGATTTTGCTACTGCATCGGTTATTCAAGAACAAATCCTTGAAACGATTGAAAATTTCGAACCAAGAGTTGATAACACTATTGTAGAAGTTGATCCACAACCAGACTCGAACTCATTTGATGTAACAGTTATATTCGATATCGTTGGCCTTGAGTTTCCGACACAAGAATTTTCGTTTTTACTAGAGGCAGCAAGGTAATAATATGCCTTTTACCAAATTTACAAACCTAGATTTTGATCAGATAAAGGTCTCAATCAAAGATTATTTGAGAGCAAACTCAAATTTTAGTGATTTTGACTTTGAGGGATCTAATTTTTCGGTCCTTATCGATACGTTAGCATATAATACTTACATAACGGCGTTCAACTCCAATATGATCGTTAATGAATCCTTCTTGGATTCTGCGACATTGAGAGAGAACGTCGTTTCGTTAGCAAGAAATATTGGTTACGTACCACGCTCTAGAAGCGCGGCACAGGCAACGGTAGGATTTGATATAACAACTAGCAGTTCCTCCTCTACAATGACCTTACAGGCGGGTCTGGTGTGTGTTGGGAATACAAATGACACGAACTTTGTCTTCTCAATTCCAGAAGATGTTACTACAACCATTAATTCTGGTACTGCATCGTTTAGCGATTTAAAAATCTTCCAAGGAACGTTCCTTAAAAAGACTTTTGTTGTTAATGGATCTATAGATCAAAGATTTATTCTTGATAATTCATTCATTGATACATCAACAATCGTCGTAAAAGTAAAAGGTATTGCTGATACTGGTGAAGGAAGGGAATATTCATTAGCATCAAATATTCTAAACCTGAATGAAAACTCCGAAATCTTCCTACTTCAAGAAGTTCAGGATGAAAAGTATGAACTATTGTTTGGTGATGGATACTTTGGTAAGAAGTTAGAAGATGATGCAGTCGTTACTGTATCATATATCATCACTGATGGTAAGGATGGTAATGGACCTAGTAACTTCTCCTTCTCAGGTAGGGTTCTTGATGGTGATGGGAACATTGTTATTCCTTCATCAGCAATCACAATCAATACTACGATTGCTGCATCCAATGGCGGTGACATTGAACCTATCGAATCGATCAAGTATTTTGCTCCTAGAATCTATGCTTCACAGAATAGAGCAGTAACAACTCGTGACTATGAAGCAGTTATTCAATCAATCTACCCTAATACAGAGTCTGTCTCTGTTGTTGGTGGTGAAGAGTTAGATCCTCCACAGTTTGGTAATGTTTTGATCAGTATCAAACCAAAGAACGGTAATTTTGTTTCCGACTTTGATAAGCAAAATATTCTTACAAAATTAAAAGAATTTAGTATTTCTGGTATCAATCAGAAAATAATTGATCTGAAGGTTCTTTTTGTTGAGATTGATAGTGCTGTTTACTATAACAGTTCACAAGTCACAAGTATTAATGATTTAAAGACAAACGTTAATACTGTTTTGAATACTTTCTCTACATCAAATGTCAATCAGTTTGGTGGTAGGTTTAAGTATAGTAAGTTAGTACAGACGATTGATAATGTTGATGATGCTATTTCATCCAACATTACACGTATTAAGATTAGAAGAAATTTGAATGCATTATTAAATGCACCAACACAGTACGAATTGTGTTACGGTAATCAGTTCCATATTAACGAAAGTGGATTTAATATTAAGAGTACTGGATTTACAATCTCTGGTAGCAGTGATTTATTTTACTTTACCGATGTTCCTAACAAAGGAACAAACGGAAAACTGGATGGAAGTGGTAAAGGTGTTCTTGTTATCACCAAAGATGAAAGAAATGCTGAAGGTGAGTTTGTAATTAGCAGAACACTTAATCCAATTGGTACTATTGATTACACTAAGGGTGAGATTATAATCAATACAATAGTCATCACATCTACTGAAAAAGAGAATAACGTAGTTGAGATTCAGGCAATTCCAGAATCAAATGATGTTATTGGTTTGAAGGATCTTTATCTCTCCTTTGACGTTGCAAATAGTAAGATAAATATGGTGAGAGACACCATTACATCTGGCGAACAGACATCGGGTGTAGGATATAAAACAACATCGAGTTACTTAAACGGAGAACTAAAGAGGATATAAGATGATACAAACTGGCTTTGAGCAGAGGGTTAAGGTTCAGCAGATTGTTGACAGTCAACTACCTGAATTCTTACGCGCCGAAAGTCCCAAATCTATTGATTTTCTAAAGCAATATTATATCTCACAGGAATACCAAGGTGGTCCTTCTGATATTGCAGAAAATCTAGATCAATATCTGACACTGGATAACTTCACTCAAGAAGTTATTTCTGGTAAGACGACTCTATATTCCGATATTTCATCAACTGATGAGGATATCCAGGTCTACTCGACTAAAGGATTTCCAAATGAGTATGGTCTGTTTAGAATTGGTGATGAGATTATCACCTACACAGGTCTGACTACAAATACTTTCACTGGATGTATTAGAGGTTTCAGTGGTATTCAGACGTATAGAACTGATTTAAATCGTGAAGAGTTAGTATTTAAGGAAACAAATAAAACTTCTCACGATGGTGGTGTAGAAGTAAAGAACTTAAGTGCACTTTTCTTACAAGAGTTTTATAAGAAGTTAAAATATACATTCACTCCTGGATTAGAAAATTCGGAGTTTGTAAGTGATCTTGATGTTAACAACTTCATCAAGGAGTCAAGTGCTCTTTACAAGGCAAAAGGTACAAAGGAATCATTCAAAATCCTGTTCAATGTTCTCTATGGTGAGACACCAACAGTTGTAGACCTTGAAAGATATCTCTTCAAACCATCTGATGCACAGTTCAGTAGAAGGGAAGTAGTTGTTGCTGAGAGGATTTCTGGAGATCCAAATAATCTTGTTGGACAAACGATCACAAACTCTGTAGATCCTACAACAAAAGCATCTGTTTCTGAAGTTGAGATCTTTACAAGAGCTGGTATTGGCACATATTTTAAATTAAATCTGTTTGTTGGTTTTACTGATGCAGATACTGTTGAAGGAACTTTCAAAGTTCAACCTAAAGTAAAAGCAATCAACGCAGTATCTGTAGGTTCATCTGTCATTACGGTTGATTCTACTGTTGGTTTTGGATCAACAGGTACGATTGTTTCTGGTAACAACAGCATTTATTACGGCGAAAAAACAATCAACCAGTTCTTACAGTGTACTGGTGTTGATAATGCAATCGGTGTTTCTGATGATATTAGACAAGATCAAGTATTCTTTGGTTTTGAAGATGGTGATGTAACAAAGAAAGTTGAACTTCGTATTGGTGGAGTTCTTTCTAACTTTGAAGCGGTTGGCAAACCTTCTCTGGTATCAGAGGGTCAGATCATTCGCGTTAAAAATGTTGGTGAGGTAATCAAGAATCCAGAGACTAATAAGTCATTTAAAGAAACATTTGCAAACTCTTGGATCTATAACACTCCAGTTAGATTTGAAATTGATTCGATTAGTGGTTCAACATACACTCTTAGATCTACAATTGAAAAATCAAGTCTGAAAGTTGGTGATACTGTAGATGTTCTACAGGGTTCAACACAGACTGTTGCAGCAGCAGAAGCAAAAGTCCTGACTGTAAGCACAACTAACAAAGAGGTAACTCTCGGAAATCTTGGTGGATTTACTCCAGCAGCAGGTGTAGAGTATAGTATCAGAAGAAAACTCAATACTGTTTCCAGTACAGGAGTTGCTCTGGCATATGATGGCGTAACTTCTGATACTCAGAATGTTTATCTTGAGAATGAAGAAACATTCTATGTTGCAGCAAACTCTTTGCCATCTTATGAGATCACTAAAGAGATCAAATCTGCAACCATTCCTTCTGCTAGTGGTAGCGCATTAGATAATTTCAATACAAACACCTTAAGATATACGACTCTTTCATTCCCATCCAGTGTTCCGTTTATAACTGGTGATGAAGTTCAGTATACTGCATCAGATGATCTTTTAATAGGTCTTACTGAAAAGACATATTATGTGAAGGTATTGAATCCTGATAATAAGATAGAACTGTATGAATCACCATCTTTCATTGAAAGTAACACTCCTATTGGATTTGATGCAGTCAGTGCAACAGGTTCTCATACGTTTACTTTAGCAACACAAAAAAGTGGATCTCTACAACCACAAAGACTCCTTAAGAAGTTCCTCAACAGTCAGAACATCAAGAATGGTGTTGATGTAGAAACACTTCCAGGAACCACTGGTATGTTGGTGAATGGTGTTGAGATTTCAAACTATAAGTCATTTGATAAGATTTTCTT